CGCGTGTTTTTTTTATCACTTGTCATGTGTCTGGGGTGAGATTTGGTAACCGAGAACCAGAGTAACTCGGGCGAGTGCATTACACTACAAAGAAACGTCCTGTGATATCAATGACTCGAGTGCATGGTTCCATAAAGCACGTGGCAGTTTTGGGGCGATATGGATACCACCTTTTGCACCTTGACCTTTAGGGTTATGATTGACCCTGGAATAACCCAGGATACCGTCACAAGATTGCTGGTAACAGTCGTAGAGCTCAGAATCTGAGACCCCGTAAACGTTCATCAGAAAGCTATTAAGATGGTCAAGGTCAATAGTAGCGGCACTGCTAGTCATTGACCGAAGTTCCTCAGCTGTATACTTGAAAGCCATAGCTTGATTACGCATATCTAAGTGTGGCTTTGAGGATAATTGCTCAGCTGTCTCGAGAAGGAGGTTGCGAATGTCGAACATGTGTCGATGCTCATAAGCAGCGGAAAGTAACTTCCCTGCCATATAATCAGCGTCCGATACACTTTTATTGAAGTTACTGCGTATCGGCAGTTTGCATAACACACGTCCGAATGAGGGTACGGGTAAGGTTCTATCGGCACCAGGCACGAACCGTTTCCGCAAGAAGGTTGCCTTCTCACGATGCTCGTGAGCTACGGTTTCAGCGGCCATGCCTGTGTCTTTAGCCACTTCCTGAAAAGCATCGCCAAGCCTGTTGACGTCACCGGAAGTGTAAGTTAAGTTATCATCCCCGTAAACCAACGTTGTGCTCTTCTGGATCCCTGCACGTTTTAAAGCAGCCAAGCTAATACAGCTATTCACATAGCCATTGCCAGTGGTAGTGGTGACCTCACCTGACCACCTCTGGCCTTTAACCTGACCTCGAACACCATAGCGTGTAAATATCTTAACGCCTGTGTTAGCAGCGAATTCACGAACGAACCAACGCGGTGCGCCAAGTTTATAGTAAAACATGGCTTCCCATTTGCGAACCCCCGACGGCTGAGTTCCGTCGTTGTTCTTGAAATCGTTTTCG